TACGATCCGTCGCCATTACCGGCTTCCATGTTCGCGATGAACTCGCGATAGCGGATCCGGTCCGAGTTGTCGTCGGTCGAATGCGCGAACGATCGGATGCGTGGGACAGGGTTGCCGTTGTCGGTGTAGGCGTTCAGGTCCCAGGCGTACAGGTTGCCGTTCTCCCAGTCGCCTACAACGGCCGTGTCGTAGATCGATGCATGGCAGTTCACGCGGCTGCGGTTCTCGTTGCCGTTGGCGTCGAGCCAGACCAGCTCATTCCACTGGCCCGTGCTCAAGTCGTACTGCCACGTCTTGTTCGCAGTGGGGAAGTTCAACACGTAGAAGAAGTGGCCGCCAAGCTGGTAGGTGAAACCCTGCGCGTCTTCCAAGGTCGAATAGTCGGCCAGTTCGTTGTCCAAGGCGAACGTCGACACCTTCTGCGCCGTGAACTGGTTCGTCTTGCAAACGATGGCGCGTCCTTGCTCGGACTTGGCAAGCCAGAAGAACTCGCCGTCCATCTGCGCAATGGTCGCCGCAGCCATGCAGCCGTATTGCATGAACACGCCGGGCATGCGTTCGAACGCGAAGTTGGCGTTGCCTGCGTCAAACCAAATCTCAGTCGTCGTATCGCCGAACAGGTACAGGTATCGACGCGACACACCGAGACCAATCAATTTATCCGAGTAGCCCGACTTCGATGCGAAGTCCGTGGCGTCGAACGCGAGCTGGTTGGCCAGCGAGATGTAGAACTGCTGCGTGTTCGGGTTATTCACGATGAAGAACCCGTCCATGTAGTCAACCGTGATGCCGCCCAAGAACGCTGGATCGGTGATCGCCGAAAACGTGTTGCCGGCCAGGGTGATCGAATAGCCACTGCTGGAGCCGTCCACGATCAGCGCATAGTTACCGTTATCCGTCACGGAAACCGGGCCGCTTGTCGTTTGCAGGTCGCCTAGCTTCGTCGCCATCCACGACGACGAAATCGCATAGACGGACGAGCCGCAGACGCCGTACAGTTGGCCGTTCGATGCGGGCCACAGGCCACGCCAACCGCTGCCCGTCGTCGGCGTCACCGCCGTCAGCAGCGTGAGGCCAGGGGTCGGGTAGTAAGTGAAAGGGAAGGGCGAGCCCTCCGGGTTCTTCTCCGGATAGAGGTTCACGCACCGTTGCGCCGCGGCGATAATGCTGCGGGCCTCGTACGCGCCGATGGTGAGGGCGAACCGGGCCATTAGGACACGCTCCCGATGTAGTAGTCGCCGTAGATGTTGTATGTGCCGCTGTCCTTCTTGAGGGCCGTGGGCATCTGCAGCAGCGGGATCTGTGCGTTGGCTTCCTCGATGATGCGAAGCGATGCTTCTGCCTTCTTCTCGGCGCGCGGGTTCTCAGGCAGCCCATAGGCCACACACAGTTCGAGTACGAGGTTCCACATCAGCGCGGCGCTGTACTCCGGCGGCAGCGTGATCACGTCGTTGATCGTCGCGAACTGCTGCAGCGTCTGCATCACGGTCAGGAAGATCGTGTACTGATTGTTCGGGATCGGCCACGGGTAGACGGTTCCCAGCGGGACGCCCGGATCGTAGTAGATCACCTGCGGGAACGAGTTCAGCGTCTTGATCGAGATGCGGTTGTAGTCCTCCATCGACCGCAGGATGGTGAATGGATAGTCGACCGGCAGCGGCGTATTCTGGTTCTGGCGGAAGTACGCCGACTCCAGTTTCGCCGGGCGCGGGATGTCGAAATCGCCGCCCGGGCCGACCGTGTACGACTGCGCGCCCGTGGCCTGCTTCGATACCGTGACCAGCTGATAGATCATGTAACGACGGCGCTGCAGCTGCGCCATCATCATGTTCAGCAGGTTGAACGCATCGTTCATGTCCTCTGCGCCGGCGGTCTGGCCGACACCGACCACGTTCGCGGTTTTAAGCGCGAGCGTGATCAGGTCGGATGGCGTGGTCGGGAGCGGGACGGTCATGATTACCCCAGGTATTCCAGCTTGATGTGGACCGAATACTTCATGGCCCCAGCCGTGCCGGATGCGTAGCTGGAGGTTTGGTACGTGATGTTGGTGCTCGCCTTCGCGTAGAACACCTGCACGCCTTGCCCGAATGCGCCCGCAGCGTTGGCGTTATTCGTGCTCGAAACGGTGTTGGCCAGTACGGCAACGCCGCTATCCTTGTCCGTCCATCCGATGCCGATGCTGGGCAGTGTCGACGAGGTTCCGTCAGCGGTCGTTACCACGGCATAGCATGTGGCGCGATACATCCCAGCGCCGTTCGCCGGCACGGCGTACAGGGTCGTCGAGCCTACGTTCGCGCCTTGATTGACGAGATCCGCAGCCGCAGGCTCCACAGGAACGCCATTGGCGACGAGTGGGATGCCCGAGTACTGAGTAAGCGGGTTCGTGATCTTGGCGACGGTAGGATTAGGGAGGGTGCCCGTCAGATCGCCGCCGACATTTCCGACATTGCTCGCGGCGCAACCAGCCGCCATTTTCGCAGGCGTGATTGCGCCCGCGGCCACCGTGGGATTCGGATAGGTGCCCGTCAGATCGCCGCCGGCCGTTCCGGACGGGGGAGCAGTCACTCCCTGCAGCGTCACGCCACTGATCGTGCCGCCGCTGATATTCACGAGGTCCGATCGCTCGCTGCTCAGCGACTGGTAATCAGCCGGAGCGGTCGTGCCCAGGTCGACAAACGTCGTTGGGCTGAAGTAGTGACCGCCCTGGACGTAATACGTGCCCTTCTGCGTGCTCAGGATCGAATAGGCTCCGCTATTGTTGAAAGTGGCCATCACTCACCTCGCGCTTCTTTGATCATCTGCACGAGCTTTTCCTCACCGGTGCGATGATGCGGATTCAGGCCCAGTGAGCGGGCCTCTTCGAACAGAGCCTCACGACCCGGTGCTTCTTCCGGACCGATTGCCGCTGCTTCTTCTTCCGCGTTGTGAACGAGGATGCGCTCGCCGTTCGCCAACTCGACCCACTTCGGGAACTCGCGGTAGACGTACTCCGCGGTGAAATTTCGCATGTTCGGATGCATCGCTTCCTCACTCAGTGTTTAAAAAAGGGCCGGCCGAAACCGGCCCAAGGAGCGCCACGGAAGAAAGCGTTACAGCACGTCCGGTACGATGACTGCCCACTCCGGACGGATCGCAGCGAAGCCGTACAGGATGTCCATACGGGTGATAAGGTTGTCGCTCATCACGTCGTAGGCGGTGATCATCCGCATGGCGACACCATCGAACTCGGCACGGGCCGACTCGACCACGCCCGACGTCGGCATGACCAGATCGGCGGTCGCCAGGGTGAAGGCTTCCGGGTAGTAGGCGAGGTTCTGGCGGTACTTCGAACCTGCCGTCATCACCAGCGAAATCGCGGCGCTGTTGGCCGGCGAGGCGGTCACGGTGTTGAACGCGGCCGGCGCCGGGACGATGGACGGGTAGATCGGGATCGAGGTCGCGCCGTTCGCAACGTCGGCGGTCACGACGAACTGTTGCAGCGTGCCGTAGTCGTCGCCGGTCAGACGGTTGATCGCGTTCACGCCCGCGATGGTGATGATGTCGCCCTGTTTGAGCGTGCCGGTGATGGCGTTGACGGTCAGGGTGTTGCCGGTCTGGCCGGCGCCGTTGACGGTGCCCGCCGTGAACGTGCCCACGGTGTGAACCTTCGTGGTCTGGTCCATCATCCAGTCGAAGCCCAGCGTGTCGGTGGTGATCATGCCCGATTCGTACTGGTCGCTGATCTTGCGCTGCGGGTTGAACAGCCCGGTCAACGAACCCACAGTGCGCGCTTGGGTCAGCGGATCCATGATGATCTTGCGATCCATGCGCGGCGAGAGGGTTTGGTCCAGAATCGCGCCAGCCGACAACCATGTCGTGGCATCCGGCGAGACCAGATTGCCGCCGCTGATCTTCGGCGCGATGTTGGATGCAGCGTTGGCGACGTTCATCAGATCCGAAGCCACCGACGCAGCCAGACGGTTCACGGCCGGCGCCAGGATACGTTCGCTGTAGTCGTCCAGGGACATCGTGCGCTCGGCGGTGCCGAACGAAACCGGCACGTTTTTCTGCGTGGCGACGGTCAGGGTGGTGTTCTGCTCGTTCGTGCCCTGCGGCGTGATGGCCGGGCCGGTGTTGACGACGTAATCGTTCGGCAAGCGGATACGCAGGCTGTTGCCGATCTTGGCGCCGTTGCGTGCGAACTGGTCGTCGTACTGCTTGTTGACGGTGCGGAGGAAGGCGTTCGTCTGCGTGAACAGACGCACCGCCTCGTTGGTGATCATGTTGATAGTAAGCAGGCTGTTAGCCATGAGGTTCTCCGTAAAGGCAAAGAAAAATGCGATTTCTCGCGTTTCGTCCCTGCCCTGCGGAGACTGCTTAACGGGCCACACGACAATTAACGGCTTGCCTCTGCCTGCTTACCCCGCTTGCGCGGTCTGTACTGCGGTGCTTCTTAACGGCGCTTGCGCGCGTTTTTGTTACGCCAGTCGAACCATTCTTTCGAACCGACGGCCGGCTCGACTTGATCGGATGCCGACGAACCGCCCTCGATATGCTGCACAGGCGGAGGAGCCTTCGACACCTGTTTGGTGAGGTCCTTCGATGCCTTACCCGCCAGCTTGGTCAGCTCGATGCCCATCTGGATCGGATTCAAGCCGCTGATGCGGATCGCTTCGCCCAGGTTGTCGTGCTTGCCGAGCCATGCAACGACCTTCTGCGCGTCCGGGATTTCGGCGATCACCTTCAGAAACTCCGGGCCGCCCACGCCGGCAGCGTTCAGGTTGGTCACTGCAGTGTCAAAATCAGCCCCGAACTCCTTGCGGCCGGCCGTTTCAATCTGCGCCAGGCGCTCGCGCTCGCGTTCCTGTGCACGCATGTTCTCAGCGTATGCGCGGGCCAGCTGGTCGACGTTCTGCGGGGGCACCGGCGCGCCGTCGCCCGTCGGCGGAACCGCGGTCTGAGAGCGCTCGTACATCTCACGCCAGCGTGCGGCTTCTTCCTCGGCCGCACGACGCTTGGCGGTAATCTCGGCCATGCGGCGAATGGCCCATTCGGGGGCCTCAGACTTCCTCTCCTGCGGCTCTTCGTTGGGCTGCGGTTGCGGCGCAGGCTGTTCGGTAGGCTGCAGCGCCGGTTCCTGAGTGATGACTTCTTCTTCCATTTAGGCTCCCTGGTTGGCTTCGAGTGGTGCAAGCACGGTCTCCATACCCGCTGCGTACGCGGCGTCTGGGTCCATGCGATCTTCTGATAGGTTTTTGGCCGGGTTCGGCGCGGTGAGCGTCTCTTGAACCATCTTGCGAACGATGGCGTTCGTCTGCTCGGGGTCCAATGCCCCAAGCAGTGCCTTGATGCGATCCGTCTCGGCCTTGAACGACTGCACGAGCGTTTCGCGGTCGTTCTCCATGCGCAGGGCCAGATGGTTTAGCGCGTCCATGTCCAGGCGCTGCTTCTCCATCTCCTGCGCCTTCGTTTTGTCCTGCAATTCCTGCTGCAACTGGTGGATGATCTGCATGGCCTGCTGCAGCTGCTGCTGCATCGCCTGCTCTTGCGGAGACGGGCCTTCACCGAGCGCGCCCGGGTTGATGGCTTTGATCCAGTTGCGCATGCGCTCCTGAAGCTTGTCGGCAGCCGGGAAGTCGGCATTGCCCATGTACAGGTCGCCAATGACCTGCGCCAGTTCAGGCGCGGAGGACAGCAACTGCGTCATGGCGTTGAACGCGTCCTCGCGGCGTGTCTCGAAGTTCGGGCCAGCCTTCGCCACGACGTCGTACTTGCCGACGTTCGGGTTGAAGATGGCCTTCACCTTTGCCTCACCGTCGTCCTTGTTCTGCTGGAGC